GGCGACCGGTGCACTGCTATTGGAGCGATCGCTTCAAATGTCCTACGAGCAGCGTGTTCCCCGCGCTTATAATTATGCCTCTCTGATTAAACCCGATTGAAGGGTCTTTGTTCGTTGATTTATGTTTAGGTTTAGTAAGGAGTTTACTGAGGTTAGTTCTACGAAGTTAGCTGTATTGGTGGTACTTATAGTCATACAACCAAAACATAGCACCTAAGAATAAAAATTCGATTACGAGGCAAACGATAGCAAAAATCCAACCGACATTTTCAATTTCGCTTTTGCGCTCGGCTGCGTGTGCTTTAAACTCTTCTTGTGCTGTTTGCCATGCGGTAGCGCGTTCGGTTTCATACTTTGCTGCGTATGTGCTTAGGCTGTCGGCTGCTGCTTTGGCTTGTGCTTCGAGCTGTAAGATATTAGAACGGGCTTCTTTTATTGTTGTGCCTTTCCAGTTGTTTTGTGAGTGGATTTTATTAGCCGCCGCAATAGCATCTTTCTGCTGAGTCAAGAAAAAAGCCAGTTGAGCGTCCCTCGTGCTGTCAATTCTGCCTAAGACTTCGGACTCGGTAGGGGGCTTAGGTTTAGCCGAAAACTCTTTCACTAAAATAGGTGTGCCGAAACCCGACATGACGATACTTGCGAGCGAAAAAGCCGCTACACTTAGTTTAAGCTTAGTACTAAGCTTACCTACATAGTAGCTTTTGAACGCTTTGCCTGCAATAAAGCGTTTGCCTAACTCCAGCAAAGTAATCGCAACTAAGCCCGAAATAAGCCCGATAGTTAGCGAATTGAATAAGACTTTGCCTGCATAGACAGGAACACCAAGCGCAAGCCCTGCAAGTATGACCTGAATAAACGGGGTAGTAAATAGTACAAGGTAGTACATAGGTTTCCACTCCTGAGAATGGGGCTTTTCCTCAAATAATGATTTGAGTGCAGCGGCGTGTAGCTCGGCTGCTGTTTGTTCGTATTTTTCGCTTTTCATTTCGATTAGAGGTTTTCGATTAGTTGTTTAATAAATTTGATTGTATCGTCGTAGCTGTTAGCGACTACTGCGAGGATAACTATTCGTTGTGATATATGCAGCAGCTCTTCATTTGCCCAAAGAAACTGCATAACAAGCGCGTCGTCCATCTTTGAGCCATCATAGTCTTTGCCTACACCCTCGTTGTAGTATCTTTGCAGCTCCTCGGCATAGTCTAATGCTTTCTCCAAGTCTTGCAAGCCGTTTTTGAATTTGTATCTGCATACGTACTTGATGACGTTGCCCTGAAAAAATCCTAAGCCCATCCTATGCGCTAAGTCTTTGGGTTGAAACGGGAATTGTTGATAGTGATTGCCTCCGATTTGTTTTTGCATTAGAACATTTTTTGTTGTGAAGTAACCGTTTTAAATCGTTTCAGTGATGCTTCATAGTATTCGCTGTCAAGTTCGCAGGCTGTAAGTTCACAGCCGAAATAGTGAGCGGCTATCGCGTGGCTGCCTGAGCCTAAGTGCGTGTCAAGTATTTTAAAGTCGGGTTTTGCGTATCGGTCTAAAATCCAGTTGTAAAGTGCAACAGGTTTTTGAGTTGGGTGGATTTTGTCTTTTTCATTAAGTACTGAATATCTGAATATTTTATTAGAACCATCAAAAGAAGTCCAAGCATAATCAAACATTCCAAAAGACATTTTTTCAGGTTGCTTTTTATCCCAAATAATACAGTGCTTATTTGCAGGCAAAGCGTAATAATTTCCTCCCCAAATAATCTGCTGTTTTGAAACCCTAAAAAGCTCATCAAAATATTTCATATCAATAGGCTTATTATCCCATTCTTTAGGCTTCAATCCTTTATCTGTTACAAGTCTTGGACTGTTGCCTATGCCTATTCCAAATTCAGGGTCAACAATAGCCAAATCAAAATATCCATCAGGATAACGCCCCATTAACTCCATGCAGTCCTCATTAGTGACTTGTATTTTATCTGTCCAATTCATCCCTTCCGTTTTTCTCGCGCCTTAACCCGATGCCATGCCCATCCCTTGGGGTTTTCATAGCCGCGTGTCTTAGCAAGGTTAAAAAAATCTTCAAAACTTCTACATTGTCCTTCCTCTTTGCGGTTGTCCTTAAATACTGCTTTGCGTTCCATTTCAGCCGCCTGCTTATCAAACACAACCTTTTCTAATTCGCCATCAACTTGCAATATTTCCCTCGCTTTCTTTTCAGGAGCAGCAGCACCGCAATGTGGGCAAATAGGAGCGGCTTCAAATACAGCGAAGCAAGCCTCACACATTTCGTACTTATCCGGCGCGGCTTCGGCTTCTTTTTTCTTGCCTTTCTTTTTCATGCCTTCTAAAGTCCAATTTCTATTTTCGCAGGGATGCCCGTGTCTTTTGTAGTTATCTACGTGGTCGATGATGATACAGCTATCTTTACCCTCGCAGGGACGCAAACCGCGCCCGTTCATTTGCATATATAAACCTAGTGACTGAGTCGGTCTAAGATGCCCAATGCACCCAATTTTCGGAATGTCCGTTCCTTCTGAAATCAAGTCGCAACTTGTCACCACCTGAATAGCGCCCGAACCTAAGCCCGATAAAATACGTTTAATCTCAGCATCTTCTAACGTTCCATAAACCGCCTCCGATGTATAGCCTGCATTTCGGAACTGTTCAGCCACGTGCTTACAATGTTCAATATTTATGCAAAAATAAACCGCAGGCGTACCACTGCAAAGTTCGCAATATTTCTGTATTGCATCGCCCGTTATCGTTGGCTTGTCTATGACCGTAACAAGCTGCTGCTCGTTGTATTCCCCATCCGATTTCAGTTTTATGCCTGACAAGTCGCCTTCAAACTTAGGTCTGTAAACGGTCGGCATAACAAGCGAACCCTCGTTTATTAAATCCATGATTTGCGGGCCTAACACCATATCTTCAAACACATCACCCAAGCCTTGACCGTCGGTTCGTATTGGTGTAGCTGTCACACCTAAGACGTGTTTATCTTGATAATGGTCTAATATTTTGCGCCAACTCCCTGCGTTTGAGTGGTGGGCTTCATCTATGATTATCAAGTCGGGAACGGGCAGCGTTGGGTCGTGCAGTCGGTTAATCAAGCTTTGGACGCTGCAAACCTGCGCTTTTAAATAGTGCTGCTTTGGTTTGTTGCCTGCGATAAACCCATGCCGGATGCCGAAGTCGGACATCGATTTTGATATTTGGGAAACAAGCCCTTTTTTGTGGACTAAGAAGAAGACCGTTTTACCCTCACTCAGCGCGGCTTCGGCTGCTGACATCGCAATTTGCTCTTTGCCCTTTTCTATTATTCGCGCTGCGGTCTTTGGCTTTTCCAACGTCATTTTAGCAATATAGCTAAAAGTATAAGTCTTTCCGCCGCCAGTTGGCAATACAAACAGCACACGTTTATTCCCACGCCTAAAAGATGCTCTTATATCTTCTATGGCTTTAATTTGATACGCGCGTAGATTGATTTGCATAGTGTTATTCGGTTTCCTTTTCCTTTTCAGTTAAAAATTTGTCTATATTTTTCAAAATCTCAATTGTTTTCGGAGCTTTCCGCTTCCAACTCGGTAACGTTTGCGGTGAAATATTGACCTGTCTTTGAAGCTCTTGAATTGAGATGCCAACAGCAGCGGCACGGGCTTGAATCTTTTTATAAATTTCGGTTGCCATTTGAAAATGTTTTTAAAAAATATGATAATAATTGCAAATGTACAATATTTTTTATATCTTTGCAAGTATTATTCACTATTTAATATAAAAATCTATGAAAACGCATTGGAAAAAAATTATTAACCACGATTACATCAACGAAGGCGACCTGTCCGAAAAGAACCTAATCGCCACTATCAAGTCGGTTGCACTCAGAGAAGTGAAAAACGCTAAGGGCAAAACCGAAGACATGCACGTACTTGACTTTGTAGAAAAAAATATCAAGCCTATGATATTATCGGCAAAGCAAAACTTTAAAAATATTGAATCCGCAACGGGAACTCCTTATATTGAGGATTGGGTAGGCAAGAAAATTGAGATTTATTACGACCCAAATGTTATGTTTGGGCGCGAGAAAGTGGGCGGTGTTCGCATTTCTCCAATTGCGCCAAAGAAGCCACAGCTTACAAAAGAAATGCCTGCATACGCGAAAGCAGTGCAGATGATGAAAGAAAACAAAATGACGCTCGAAGTCGTAAAAGGTCACTATGAAGTCAGCGCCGAACTTGAAACCGAAATCAATAACGAACTAAACACAAACAAAGATGCCTAAACTCGGATATATAAGCCCGTCACAGTTTAAAAATATGATGACTTGCGACCGTAAGGGACAATGGCCTGGACAAACTGCGCTAACCTATGCCGAAGATATAGCCCTTGAGCTTATCGGAATAGAGAAACCAGATTTTGATACAGCAGACATGGAACACGGGCGCGAATACGAACCGTTTGCGGTCAAGGCATACGAACGCGAAACGTTCACAACGACAACCGCTTGCACTGAAACGCTTTACCATCCCGATTTTAATTTTATTTGCGGACACGTGGACAGGTTTGTGGACGATGACGGCATCTTAGAAGTCAAATGCCCCAACGCTCACAACCACTACCGTAACATCAAAACGAACCTACAACTGAAGCTATACGACGACCAAATACAGGGTTATTTGGATATAACAGGTCGAAAATGGATAGATTTTGTATCATATAACCCGTTTTTTCCTGAAGGTTTAAAATTGAAAATTGTACGAGTTGAGCGCGATAATGCCCATATACAGCTACTTAGACAGCGTTACACCCAATTTTGGGAAATTGTGCAAAATGAGGTAAAAACGCTTAAATCTATGATGATTTAACGTTAATATATACTTAATCTGTTACATATATGAAAAATGCTTATTTATAGCCAAATCACATAACAACTTAATTACTAAGCAGTTAATTAAATTTAGCTGCTTATTTTTTATTTTAAAACATAACGCTTAGATTAACGACGTGTTACACGTAACGATACTAATAATCAATAAGTTACAAAACTACTTTTCAGATTGTAACAGCTTGTAACAGTCCTTGTTACGCTGTAACGCCCACCACCATTGGTTTGTAACAATGTAACAGTTTTTTGGCAAAAATACGCTTATTTATAAGAGTGTATATTTATTCTCTTATATAGATATATATTTATACTGTTACATTGTTACAATATAGTAGGATGTAGATATAGTGGGGGTTTCGGTGTAACAAAACGTTTTTAATTTTGTAACAGCTGTTACAGCCGATTAACACGACGTTTCAGTTTTGCAAGTCAGTGGGAATGCCTGTTACAAGCCCCTATTTTTTAGATTTACATTTTTGAAACAAAAGGCTTATCTTTGTACTATGATAATGAATATTGTTAAAATCCAGTCCCAAGGCGCTGTGCCTATCAATACCGAAGTGCTTCTGCTATTTGGCGAGCATAGTAGCGACTTGTTTCAGATTGCAGGCATAGAGAAAACGACAGGACTATCCGAAGCCGAAGCTTTGCAGTACAACGAAACAGAAACGGACGCTTACATATACGGTTTAGTGAACGTCACTCGTAATGGAACAATATTCTTTTTCACAAATACAACCCGATTAGCCTCTGATATTAACAGAATGCCACTTTTAAGCCTATTTAATTACTTAGGGCATGAGATAGTCCACTTGACCCGTTTAATTCAAGCACAGGCGATTTTAGGGGCTAATCTTATCAATGGCGAATGGCCGACAATCGGAGGGGATATTACAGAAGCAGACACGGCGGAGCTGACATCGTCTATTTATGACGCAATTTGCCCCGTTTTTATAGAATTTTTAGAAGCACACGTTGCATTTTCGGAATAACATGAAAACTCAAAACCCAACACTCAAAAAAGCGATGCTCGAAGCTTTGGAAAAATGCTTGGGTGTTGTTACAGAAGCTGCAAAACTTGCAGGCATAGACCGATGGACGCATTACAACTGGCTCAAAGAAGACCCTGAATATAAAAAATCAGTCGAAAGCCTCGAAGATGTTTCTTTAGATTTTGCAGAGTCGAAACTATTTGAGAAGATAAACGGGGTTGAAATGGCAAAGGAGGGAAAAGATGGAGAAGCGCACTTGTACACCCTGCCACCCGATACAACCGCAATTATTTTCTATCTTAAAACCAAAGGCAAAAAACGCGGCTACGTAGAGCGACAGGAAATAACAGGCGCAGAAGGCAAGCCGATTGAAACGCAGTTTAACTTTGGTAAATTAGAAACCGATGACCTCGAACGACTTGAAAAGCTTGCTAAACTTGCAAGCGATACAGAGGGAACTTAGCAGGCGACAATTCAAGCGTTTTGTAGCTGCAACTAAACCCGACTACGTTTTCAATTGGCATCATGAACTTTTGATTGAACACTTACAATCGTTTGCAAACGGAGGCATACAGAAGCTAATGGTTTTTATGCCACCGCAACACGGCAAAAGTGAACTAACAAGCAGAAGATTGCCCGCGTATCTTTTAGGGGTTAATCCTAATTTTAGAATTGCAGGCTGCTCTTATAGCTCTGACCTTTCAAGCTCTTTTAATCGCGATGTACAACGAATTATAGATGACAGCAGCTACTCAAATATATTCCCTGAAACGACGCTAAACGGTTCAAATGTCCGCACAAGTGCAAAGGGTTCATATCTTAGAAACGCTGATATATTCGAGGTCGTAAACTATGCAGGCTTTTATAAATCGGTTGGGGTTGGTGGTTCGCTTACAGGTACGCCTGTTGATATTGGGATAATAGACGACCCTGTTAAAGATGTGGTAGAAGCCAACTCGATGACGTACCGAGAACGGGTTTGGAATTGGTACTTAGGTGTTTTTTCTACTCGTTTACATAATGATAGCAGGGTATTGATAACGCAAACGCGATGGCATGAGGACGACTTAAGCGGGCGAATATTAAAACAAAAAGATGCAAGCGAATGGACTATCTTAACGCTGCCTGGCATTTTAGAAAATGCGATTAAGCACGAGAAAGACCCGCGCAAAATAGGGGAAGCATTATGGCCGAACCGACACAACGCAAAGAAGCTGCTAACATTTCAGGAACAATCACCGCGTTTATTCCAAGCGATGTATCAGCAAGACCCTCGACCGTTTGAAGGCGGTTTGGTTTACCCTCGTTGGTCTGTGATTTCAGATATAGACTATCGAAGCATCAAGATTGAAACGATAAACGGGTTAGACTTTGGATATAGTAACAGCCCTGCTGCTTGTGCTGAGATTAAAATAGACCTCGTAAACAAAAGAATATTTTGCCATGAGCTATTATACAGAACAGGAGTTGGTATTGATGAATTAGGGGCATGGTTGAAACGTTCGATAGCTACTGACAAAAGCCAAATAATAGCAGATAGTCAAGACCCTATACTAATTGACCACCTTAAAAGCAAGCATAGACTGAATATTAAAAAGGCTGTCAAGGGGCCCGACTCAATAAGCTACGGCATATCAGTTTTAAATGAATTTGAAATCTTCATAACTGAAAGCTCAAAGAACTTAGCTGTTGAATTTGCAAACTACCGATACAAAGAAGACGCGAACGGCAACCCACTTGATGAACCTATTAAAGAATTTGACCACCTATTAGACGCTATCCGATACGCTGTTGCAAGCGTTATATCTGCGAAAAGCACAAGTTTCAAACTATACTAAA